GATACCGGCAATGCGATCGGCCAAATCCAGAAACACGGCGTTGCTGTCGCGCATCTTGCCGCTGGTGTCCGTGACACTGACGCCCAGCTGGCCAAACATTTTGACGGCAGCGTCATTGCCCTGCACGGCGCTGAACATGTTGTCGTTCAGTTTTTCAATGCCGGCGCTGTAGGTATCGACGCTGGAACCGCTGAACTGGGCGGCATAACCCATGGCCGTCAGCGACTCCACCGACTGGCCGGTGCGGGCCGCCATGTCGCCCATGGCATCAGCGAAATTGACGGCCTGCAGCACGCCGTCCTTGATGGCGTCCAGGGTGAAAGCGGCAGCCAGCGCGGCGCCCATGGCCTTCGCGCCGTCCGTGATCTTTTCGAACTCGGTCTTGGCGGTCTGCCCGGCCTTGCCCATGTCTTGCTGGAAGGCAGCGGTATCCGCGCCCAGCGTCACCATCAGACTACTCAGCACGTTTGCCATCAGACCGCTCTCTCACTGAAAACCGCATCAATCTCCGCCTCCAGATCCGCCAGGTCTCGCTCCGGCTTTTCCGTAAACAGCGTGAAATCATAAACCCCGTAAGGCGACGAATCCGCCCCCCGGTTGACGTTAGCAATAGTGGCGCAGATACCCGCCCCCACGTAATCGACCACCTCACGCAACTGCCTGGTATCGTCAAACACCCCCAGCCGACGCGCCGCGACCCACTCCGTGATCTCATCCGCATCCACCGTGGCCAGCAGCTCACGCACCGACCGCCCCAGCCGCGCCGCCAGCCAAAAATAGTGCTGACGGATCGGGCGGGCCGTCAGTTTTTTTCAGCCGCCTCCACCGCATCCGGGGCCATGCCGTTGATACGCAGGGCCACGGTAAACACCGGCATCAGAATGTCCGCATCCAGCCGGGAAAGCGCCGGAATGTCATCGTCCGTGAACTCCAGCTCACCGGCCTCATTGCACACCGTTAGCCGGGCCCAGCGCGCGCGGATGGTGCCGGAGTTGTCGCCATCCCGCAGCGACGCCTCAAACGACTCCCGCGCCGCGCCAGACATCACGCGCACCCGCACATCACCGGCACGGGTGGAAACAACCTCAGACCGGAAACCCAGCCCCAGAATCTCGGAACGTGTCAGCATTTTCAGACCTTACGGGGTGATGGTGGACTTGGTGATGGCACCGGAGATATCCAGCGAGACCTTGGCGCGAACCTTGTCATCCTTCTTGCCGGTGATCTTGTAGCCGGTGATCACTGCCGCGAATGCGAACTGGGTGGTGCCGTTGCTGAGGATCAGCTTGAAATTTTTCTTGGAACCGATGCCGGAGCGCAAGGCGTTGATGTTGGTATTGGCTGCGTCATACAGCAGATCCATGCCCGTGCTTCCCGAATCAATCACGGCACCGCCATCCTTTTCGGCGTAATCGTCGTCCAGAGTGGTGATGTCGATAACCTTCGACTTTTCATCAAACCCATCCCAGTCGGTGATTTGACCGACAGCGGTGAATCCCTCGGTCGGAGTCACTCCGTCACCGATTTTCAGGACGAGGTTGTTGGTGTTGTGCGTGGTGATAGTCATTGCGTTTGCTCCCAAATCAGGAAATCGAGTGATTTCCGCACGAGGTTGGTGGTGGAATCGTGGTCGTCCCGGTCCTGCTGGACGCGGGCGGAAATATCAGTACGCGCCTCCAGCAACTGGATGACGGTTTCAGCCATCCGGCTGGTGGTTTCAACATCGTCAGCCCAGATGTCAATCTGCATGGACACCTGATTGTGGCCGGAATACCCGTCCAGCGTTTGCAGGCGCTGGCTGCTGATCGGGGTGTAAACAATGTACGGGCGCAGCGCGTTGGTTTCTGGCGCTACAAACGGCCACACGCGACCAGCAACCAGCGGTTTCAGGGCGTCATGGATGGCGGCATTGGCGCGGATCGTGGTCATCGGGCGTTTCCTCGCGATATGGCAGCTGCCCGACGGCGGGCTTTTTCAATCATTTCCCGCAGTTTGTCGGTAAAAATGCCCAGCGCCTCAGCAGATCGCGCATCAAAGGCAGGCCGCAGGAAAGGCCGCGCCGGTGATTTCGATGTCCCGAACTCCACAAACCGACCGTAATACGCATCACCCTGCCAGCTGATGCCTACATAGGCCTCACCGCCGGTCAGGTTGGCGTACTTGCGGCCCTTCAACCGTTTGCGCGCAATGTTCTTGCGCAGGTTGCCGGGCTGCACCAGCGTTTTTTCCACCGCACCACGGGCCGCAGAACGCGCCTGCAGCCGGTTGAACCGGTCAGAAACCTTGTTGCCGGTCTTTGCAATCTTCTTGGCCTTAGCGCGCTTGTACCGGTAGTGTGGCTGTGACGACTGCGGGGCCAGAGCAATAGCCGTGTCCTGAATCGGAATAGCGGCAGTCATCAGGGCGGAATACAGCACCTTTCCGGCTACTGCGTTACCCAGTTCCAGCAGTGCCTCTTCCAGCTCGTTCAGGCCGGACACCGTCATGGTGACCGACATCAGCCGTCACTCGTTCCCGTGGTGCAGTACAGCTGCAATTCCCGGTTGGCCTCGCTGGGGTTCAGCACGTACTGCACCGCATAGACCTTGTCGCGAAACATCACCCGGCAGGTGTTGTCGATATCGGCACGCCAGCGGATGGTGATCTTTACCGTGACCTCTGCATGGAGCGCCTGCGCCACCTCCAGGGCCCGACCGCTGAGCGGCTGGACACTGGCCCAAGTAGCGCAAACGGGTTGCCAGGTGTTTTTCTGGCTGCCCATCTGTCCACGGGATTGGGCTGGAGATTCAATGACGACGCCGTGTACCAAACTGCCAATTTGCATGTCAGTAATCCACTCGGTAGCTGTCCAGCAGACCACCCACAAACGGATACGGCACTGCATTGGCATTGCCAGCCGTCACCGCCTGCCGTTGCTCATACAGCGTGGCCACATCAATCAGTATCCATCCGGCAAACGCATGCGGCAGACTGGCAGCGGTGGAGCCATAGCCAGCGGTATAGACCACCGCGACCGTGACGCCACTTCCGGGGTTATCAATCGTCAGCAGCGTTTTCTGCCGGGTGTTGGTCAGGCTGTAGTCAGCGGCAGTCAGCACCGTTGCCACACCATCAGCATCCGTAACCGTGACCGATGTAATAGCCACAAACGGCGGGCGCGGCAGCAGCAGTTTCTCGCTGATGTCTGCGTCCAGCCGGTAGGTTGTCGTCAGCATGGCCCGGCCGGTTTCGTGGCTGCACCGCTCGGCAGACATAAACGCCAGACGGGTCAGCAGGCTGTCCTCGATACTGGTATCCGTGTCCAGGCGGCAATGCAGCTTGATGTCGTCCAGAGACACCGGCAGCACGGCGGAAGGAGTGACGACAGTCAGTTTCATTGGCTGGATGCCTCGAAATGCGCAATCTGTTCCGGGCTGTTATTCACCGCGCCGGATTTGAAAAGGTCGGCGTATTCGGCAGCGGACAATTCCACAACCGAGCCCGCCGGAATACGGATGCCATCCCGGTAGCAGTCCCGGAGGACTGCCGCGCGGATGGTTTCAGGTTTATTTGCTTTTGCCATATCACCACCCAATGGGGCAGGCCAGCGCCTGCCCCGGCTTCATCAGGACGCCGCGTTGATGTAGTGCTTCACGCAGCCGCCAACATCCAGCAGGTTGCCGCCGGTGCGCATCCAGGCCAGATAACCCACCTGGCCCAGCTTGGCGTAGGCGCTGTCCGTGAAGCGGAACAGTTCGGCCTGCATCACGTCGCGGATGTAGTAGAAGCTGAAGTCGCCGAACAGGATGGACTTGGCGCTGGCCGCCATGGTGGCCACGTCGTTGTTGATCACCACCGGGTAGCCCAGGATGGTGTCCGGCATCGGGTTGCCCAGGCCGTCATAACCCGGAATGAAGATCGGGCGGCCGGCGCTGTCCTTCAGCTTGCGGATGGCCGCCAGGGTGGCATCGTTGAGCATGAAGGCGCAGCGGCCCAGCGCGCGGTAGGCGACGTCCACCGAGTGCACCAGGTCGATCAGGTCTTCATAGATCACCGTGGTGGTCTGTCCGCTGGCGCCGGTCTTGCCCAGGATGGAGGCCGTCACCACCCCCTTCGGCTGGCTGGAACCGCTGCCGGTGGTGAAGTAGGTGTTGGTCACGCGGCCCAGGCGGTCAGCAAAGCGGCGATTGATGAACGCCTCGATGTCGATGTTGCTGTCCTGCAGCAGCTCGAACGGCACGGCGATGATCTTAGAGCTGAACTTGTACACATCCAGGGCAGACGTGCCGAAGGTGGGGTCTGCAGCCGTGGCGGTTGTGTTCTGGGCGATCAGTTCACCGGTTTCGCTGGTGCCATCCGAGGTCGGGAACGACAGGCTGTTGCCCATGTCGGTCTGAATCACCGTGGCTACCTGACGCACGCCGCTGTAGTCCTTCAGGGCATCGAACAGGATGGAGGCCACATCAGACTGGACGGTGTAACCGCCCTGGCTGCCGGCGGTGGTGGTCATGGTGTTGCGGATCTCGGTCCAGTCGGCGGCGGTCAGGGCAGCGTCACCGCCCTTAAGCCACTTGGCCAGCAGGCGCTTGGAGGCGCTGACCTTCTTGCCGTTGGCGGCATTCTCGATCTGATCCTGCAGCTGGCTGTCCTTCAGGGCTTCCAGGGCGCGTTCGGTACGCACGATCTCGGCATTCAGCGCCTCAATCTTGGCCATGTCGGCGTCATAGGCGGACTGGTTTTCAGGGGTCCAGGTGGTGCCGGGCTGTTGGCTGGCGGCCATCAGATCCTGCACGCGCTTGGCAACGACATTCTTTTCCTCACGGAGGGCTTGAATCGACTTCATGTTTTGGATCTCCAAAATGAAAAAACCCGCAACATTGCGGGTGTGGCGGGTTAAAACAGGGTTACAGAGCGGCGGTCAGCGCCAAACGGCGAGACATGGCCGCAAAATCAGGGGCCTTTGCCGCCGGAGGTGGCGGCGG